GCTAGAACTTACTATAGGAAAAGATCAAATTCTTGACTACTTTCTAAATTTTCATTACGTATTGACCAGAGTTTCTACCAGACCATAAATAATATCTGGTTTATGGTCTATCGCCTTAGTTATAGGTCGCCATGCTCCGAATCTATTGTCATATTCACATCGATAAACGACTTGTTCACCCTTTCCTATTTCACTTTGTAGTCTCTTGCTAGTTGCCATATCATTTACCAATGCAATATCCAAATATTTTAAGTTCTTATCTCGGTCTGTAGCATACAATTTATAAGTATCGACGGTATTGGTGGATTCCACTAATAAATAAAGTGATTTAGGACGTTCTTCACTTGTAACATGCACAACCTTTTCGGGGCGTTTTAAATAATGTGGGATATTATAAAAATAATTAAATTTATCAGCTTTAGTATTTGATCTAAAGAGAATACCACTGATTATTGATTGATAGTTTAGAGTTGGACGTAGATCAAACCACAAACTTTCTAAAAAATCATATCGAATATAAGGTTTTCGAGCATATTCAAAACTACCATATAAATATTTATAATTTTGAAAAAGTTGATCGATAAATTGTGTCCGTTCACTGAGAAGAGTTTGATTTAAAATATTTTTACCTCTTAACACCATTAAATCGTGAATCAAAACCAAAAAATGAAAACTCTTACCATTACCCCTTAATTTGTCAACCGTTACTTCCAAACTTTCGGTATTAATATTTTCTGTAGATGTGATGTCTAATTGTGGCCCTGAGTTTTTGACAGTTAGAAGGGAGACATCTAAAATGGTGTCTCGATAATATTGGTCAGGAAAAAAACTAGGAATTAACCACATTTTGTTAAGCATTTTGTTAATTAATACACTAGTTTGACGATTGTTTCGTCGTGTTAGAAAGAGCCAATAATTAGATTTACCAGTGTTAAAAGTGACCAAAAATGGCTGCTTTTTTAAAACTGGTAATTGCTGTTCTTCAAGTTTAAGAGTGACCGATTTATAATTTTCCAAATCAATGAGCTGTTTAATCCTATTTAAAATTAAATTTTGTTCACTTCTGACATGAAGTTGAATAATATCTACATGATTAGGAATCTTAGACACTAACATCTTTTTATAATTTTATAATAAAGAAAGAATTTTTCTTTATAAATAGAATACATACTAACAAAATGTTAGATAACTTTTGTATAAGTATCGTGTTATATCCTATCATAAAATAATCAAGATCCATCTCTTATATCGCGTCTATCCATTATTTGGTCAAATTCTATACCCAGACGATCTTCTTTTTGTTGTATTGGTATACGACTTATTTGTCTCAGTAAACGTCCTTGACGTCGAGCCATATGTGATAGTTCAGTCGCCCGTGGACCGGGATGTACAAAAGATTCGCCATCCAAACTGTAACATCTATTCGATCTTTCTAAAAAATAAGGATATTCAGTTGAACAATTTTTACGCCGAGTACCAATTTGACATTCTTCTTGAATTTGTCTTGATATAGGACCCACCCAGTTTTTAAACATTTTCTCCCATTCCTGTCTGGAATAATCTTTCCAACTTGGAATCTCTTTCACCTGTTTTTGCTCTCTAAATTCTAATTTCCGAGACATATATATTATAATACAATAATCACATTTATATATATAACATGGTTCAGTCTATAAAACGAACTGCTAGGTGTTTTATGCCTGTTCGCCAAGAACCGTATAAAAGTTGGTTAGTTACAAGTGCACCTCCTAATAGTTATTCAATTGAAATTGGATATGTCGATACTACTGCAAATAAAACCGGCAAAACGTTATCAGTTGATACTAGTTATAGTTTAAATGATATTCGATGGATTGACTTACCTTATCGATTTACAAATTATGCTCAAGCCAAGGTATTTGGTATCAAAAACTATCATCCTATTCTTTTCCGAATAGTTGGTTCCAATGACGAACCTAATTATTTCAAATACCAATAGACTATTTCACTGAAATGTCATGCATTACCTATAGTATTCGTCATATTTCTAAAATTTGATAATTCTGAACTGAGATCTGTCTCGAACTCGAACCACAAAGAATTTCATTTGTATATTATTTTATTTTATAAGGAGAGTGATGGAAAATCGAATCCAGTTGAATATGTCTGAACCAATGGCCAGATTTCAGGACTAAAACGATTTTCGAGACTAGAATTATCGAACAATAGATCTGGAAGGAATTGTACCCCAAGATCTCGTTTCGAAAAAATAAAATTCGACTGAGGTACATTACGAATAATGATTTTTTTAACAAGATGAGGATAAGATAGCGCGATTTTATTGTAAATTTCTGGATCCTTTTCACCTGAGTCTCCAACTAATATAATTTCCAACCGGAGTGGACTCGAAAAGTGCGATCTCTCTTGTAAAATTTCCTCACAGAAAACTTTATTTTCAAGAGGGAATGAACCTGATTCGTGTAACTTATGTGATGAAATGTATTGGATGATCGAATTGATGGTTTCGATTTTATATTCAGAACTGTTATCCAAAAAATAAAGAAGACTAGAAATATGTTTGGCAACCATTTTTCGTAGCGATAAATTTTCAGATTGAGGAAACTGATAGTCTTTGAGAAATTGTCCGAGACTGGGCCAAAGTTGCCATGGACTACTAGAAACATAATAAAATAAATCAATTACACCAGTTGATGCCAATTCTGCATATTTTTCGGGTATCCCCTCAATTGGGAAGTAATCATTAAGAAAAGTGTTTTGTAATAACTCTTTTTTGTCAACCACATTCGAAAATTTAATAGTATCATCAATATCCGAAATCAATAAACGCATCGGTTTACGTTCATTGAACTTTGTCATACCATTCATTGTATATAGATTAATGGAGTTTGATAATCGATTCACTAAAAATCTGTTTGTGAATTCTTTGTCTCGAAAGAGAAATCTGCCATAAATATAAGATTGTTCAGGTAAAACCGAATCACTGATATCTATTTGATGATAGACATGTCCTTGTTCATCACTTAATAGCGTAACACATCTATTAGACATCACGGCGGCTAATCCTTCAAGACTATATTGAAGAATTATGGTTACTCCAACTTGGGAATCGGTCTTGAAATAACGACTACGATTACGGTAATTTTGGATCTGTCGGCTAGTTGGTCTAAATTTTAGTCTTTGTGTATAAAACCATTGATCAAAAAGAGCATCGCGGACATAACTTGCATAATTGAAAACCCAAAAATGAAGATTAAGAAAAGCACGATTATCAATAACACTCACAGTTGAATCAAAAATTAAAATATCTATCTTTTTTTTGGAAGAGAATAATTGACCTGTAATAATTGCGGGTCGCATATTCAATTATTCTATAATAATTGATCTTAAGGAAATTCATTCTGATACTGTTTAAGATCAACTCATTAATTAAATAGTATATTGGAAATTAACATGAAAGGTATCAACCGCCATAGAAAAACGGCTAATATACAGATGGATTGTGCCAATAGTGCCAAATATGTTTCAAGTATAGCGAAACCTAAATTTACACAAAGCTCAAAAACAGTTGGTACAAAATCTAAAAGACCAATACAAATACGATCAAATAATACTAGATCCCATTTAGCAACATCACTCGAACCTTCCCATATTTTAAATAATTTCGATTTCCCTTTTACTGATAGACCACTCACAACAACCCTCAAAGCAAAAAAAATGCATGACAATATTGAAGAGCATCCTAGTAGACACACATTTTTTAGGTCTATGTCTGCAAATTTGGAAACAGAAGATATACCAAAACCACGTATACATCGACTTAAAACTACTAAACCTCCTCCAGCTATTTGTAGAAAGTGGGAACAACCACACACCGTAAAAGAAGAAGATAGATATGCGATTGTATTAGTGAAGAAACCACATAATCATGAAACTCTTCATGCTTATGCCCGATCTAGAGCTAGTTGTCCTCAATATATTCATTCCAAGAGAAGAAAGCCACTTCTTTTAACTTGTGGACAAATTCCAAGAGTAAACTGGCCTCGGTCTCATCCAAGAACAGGAGGGCGAAACACAAATTCACATCCAGTTCAACGATCTGTGATAAAGAAAGATAATATATTACACCCTAAGAGAAACACGGTTCAACTTGATATTAACAAACCAAACGCTCAAGTTAAGGACTCTCTTGTAACCGCTAGGATACCTCAGCAAACTGAACAGAAAGATGTTCGAAATACACCAAATATAGGAATCCGTCGACCACGACAAATATCAAATTTAAACATTGAGGGTTACAGTGATGCGATTATTGATCGCCATAGGAGACTTTTGATTGCTTTTACACCTCGGGCGTGCTGTACTTTGATTGTAAGTATGATGATTCATCATTTAGGATTGTATAATGAAGCGAAAGGATTTGACAAATGGATTCATCGTTTTCGTGAGAATAAACTGAAAACTAGTACTGATTATACTCCTAATATTGGAGATTGGCAAAATAAAGGGATATGTAAGATTAAAGTCGTCAGAAATCCCTATTATAGGGCAGTTTCATCTTATACTCATTATGTAAGAACGACTGATACAAATTTGAGTTTTGAAGAATATTTGACTTGTTTGCTAAATAATTCTACCGATGGTCAATCTCAAAGTGTAGTAAAAATGAGAAATTATCATTGTCGGTTACAGAGTAGTAGTTTAGATAAGTATATTGATTATTTTATTAGAATCGAAAATTTGGAATCAGGTGAAGAAAAGAATCAAGGGCGATGGTCTAACTTATTAAAAATAGATAAAAAATTAGGTACAACACTCTTTGACAGTTATTTAGCGGTTAAGATGTCTGATAGTCATATCATTCCAAAAGACTCCAAAATCGATTTTTATATTGGCAACCGTAGAGCTGATTTTTTTAGACAACCTGGTAATAAGTATCGAATTCCAGACTATCCTTCTTTTTATAATGATATCACTAAGAAAAAGGTCGAACAACTTTATCAAAAAGACATCGATGATTATGAATATCCTTACCCATTCTGAAAATTGTAGTGTTCTACGAAGAGATGTAGAAAAAACAGCTATTGTGGAAAAATGTAGAAAAATTTTTCCACAATATAACATGAAAACAAGTTCAGCGGCATATTTAAAAAAACAATTTCAAAGTCACGTAAAAAATCGCCAAAATCACCATCCAATTATTTCGGCAACCCATGTAGCAACTATTGTTGGTCTCAATCGTTATGAGAATAACCGAGATTTATTTCTGAAACAGTTACCAAACCGTCAGAGACAAGGGCAAAAACATGCAGAAGAAAATAAAACAAACAACTTTTCTGGAATAGAAGATACATTAAGCCCTTGTGAAATTGGAATAAAATATGAGCCAAAGGCCATCGAATGTTTTCGACAGCGTCATGACATCAGTGATAAATCTGGATTTGTTCCTCCATATTTATTTACCGAAACCCATTGTAAGAGTCCATTAAGTCAGATAAATTCCGAAGTGCTGGTTAGATTGGGAGCAGCTGGGGACTATGTTTTCATTGATAAAAACAAAACTCCTGTTTTGTTAGAAATAAAGTGTCTGGTGACAAGGAAAATTACTCGAAAAGTACCTATACATTATTATTTACAAATCCAAACGATGCTTTATCTCTATCATTTATTACAATTACCAATCAAAAGTGCTATTTATTGTGAAAATAGATTTTCTTCCGAAAAACTGGAAGAATATTGGGAAAATCGTATTGAATTGGACTTGGACTACTACGAAAAGAAGATTTTACCTATTCTTGCAAACTATTTCGAAATTTTACAAAAACATACAATGTTAACGAAAAGACCAAGAAAAAGATCTAGAGACGATAACGATAGTGATAGTGACAGGGCTGAAAAAAACTCTATTTTTACCAAACAACCAATAACATTTTTTACTAAGCGCCGAAGGCTCTGCAACTCACTTATTAGTCGAGTAGATTTTCGTAATATTTATACCCATTTTTTAGCACAACCAACTGTGTTTGGTCCGAATTGTCTTGATAATTACCTTAATAATAATTTATTGCGTGATTGGTATTATTATCAGAAACTCACATCTGAAACCAATAATAATTACCAGACACCGCTAACTCAATCTAAGAGACTAAGTAACACATACTCTTATAATTCGGTTGAATTACTTGAACAACTTAGACCAGTCTTGAATCAAT